TGTTGTAGATATTGGAGAGGGTCCTCCCCACGTTGAACCACCTCCTGAACTATTAGTCCAAGGATATGGTCCGTCTCCTGCTCCTCCGCTTCCAATTGATACAGGAACTCCTGAGCTTGGGAAAGGGTGATTAGTTTGAATTCGAGCTCCGCCCGCTCCTGCACCTCCTCCTCTATTTGCAGCTCCACCGCCACCAGCAACAACTAAAACTGTTCCTGTTGTAGAAGTTCTATTAAAAGTTCCTGGAGATGTAAAAGTTGTAATTAAATCGTTGATGACTGGATCGTTTTCTGGTCCAATTACTCCACCTTGATTATCAAGATTGTTTTGACCAGCTTTGTTAAATCCAGGTGTTAAGAAATTTATTGCCATTATACATTACTCCATGTTTGTGTGTCAGGGTCATAATACTTCTGAGTTGTAACTCCGTCAACATGTACCGCCCCTTGCCACCTATTATTATCAGGATCAAAACCCCATGCTATTCCATCAGAAGGTACATTATTTGGGTCGTAAGGTAAAGTTCTTCCTTGATCATCTACAGCAGGATCTGCAATTTTAGGAACCCAAAAATTATTTGAATCTAATTGAAATACAGAAGCCCAAGATTGAGGTATATCGCCTACAAATTTATTTGCAGTTGCGTGACCTTCCCAATCAGAAGTTCTATATATGATATTATCTCCATTTGCATAAAGACCTCTAGTTCCATCTTTGAAAGTCTGTTTCCAAGAAACACCGTTTGTAGCGTGAGTTAGATTAGAATCGCACCAAGACTCGTTAGCGGCGTCATCACCTGGAGTGATGTTGTCGTCGTTAACAATTAATACTTGTAAAACTCTATTGTCAGAATCTAAGTCAGCAAAGTAAGCCATAATTCTTATGACCTCCCATTAACTTAATTCTTCGTAGTTTATAGTAATAGTTAAGTCGGATGCTGCTGATGCGCCTGCTTCTATATTATCACCTTCTTCAAGATATAAAGAAGTGTTTTTGTCTACAACTACTAAAGTAGAATCAGCTGGTACCGCAACTGTTGATGCGATCATAATTGGTGATCCACCTGATTTTGTAATTGCAACTGAAGCGTCTGCAGAATTAGTACCATCAATATTAGCAACTAATATGTTGTTAATTTTGAAAACTTTTCCTGAAGAAGATGCATTCGCAAGAATCTCAGTTGTAAGCGTTGTACCTAAATCTGCTTGCACAGACTTGGCTGTTATCGTTCCGACATTTACTAGATTTGGTGCTGCCATAATTTATTCTCCTTGATTGCTTTTTAACCGAAAACTAATGCCATTGCAATAGCTTTTCCTGTAGTAGCTAATCCACTACCGTTTGCTTGAACTTCACCAGTTCCTTTTGGTACTAGATTAATGCTAATATTTGAATCATCACCTACTGCAGTAATAGAAGGGTTATTTCCTGTTGCTGCGTTTGTAATATCAAAGTGGTTAACTGCTGAAGCTGTTGTTTGAAACTGTAATTGTTCATTACCATTTTCATCTCTAATTCCATGATCATCATCAAAATCAATCATGAAAGAATTTGTATCTAAATTACCACCTAATTGTGGAGACGTATCTTCAACTATGTCTGACATGCCTAAAGATACTGTATCAATATCAGGGTTAGTGCCATCGTTTGCAGTTGCAAATACAAGAGCATCACCTTTGTTTGTTGCTGAAAAAGTAAATGTATCTCCTGAACCAGAAGCATATTTAAACTGAACTGTATATGCACCTGATGTTGAGTTTCTTAAAAAATAAAAAGTTTGAACATCCAAAGGTATTGTTACAATTTGATTTCCTGTAATTGAACCTGTGAACTCAATCATTCTGTGAGAAAGTTCTGCACCAGTTGAACCATCAGAAACTGCTAATGCAGTCGTTTGTGCACCACCTGCAATATCTTTTGCAATATAGCCACCAGAAATTTGTTCTAGAATTTGTAAGTTAGTATTAGTTTTAGTACCCCATGTACCGGCGTTTTCACCAGTTGCTTGAAGTTCTACCCCTAAAGGTGTGTATGTTGAAGCCATAATTTTTCTCCTATGCTACGTCACTATATGTTGTATTTGAACCAGTGTCAACATCTTGATAAGCCTGTATTCCAAAGCCACTTGCTGTTCCAAATCCAGCTACATTACTAGATAATGACTGTCCGTCAAGTGTTATATCTAAACTAATTACATGTGTCAATGATCCTAAACCACTTGTTAAAGATTGCCCAGTTACTCCCATTATGTCTGCAGGAGATAAAGATCCCAGACCAGATGAGATAGATAATCCAGTAGGTATTATAATAGGATTTGAAGTTGTTGATGATGAACCTAAAGAAACTTCAGCACCTAATCCTGTTATACCAATTACATCTGCAGGAGCTATTGATCCTACAGAAGCAGTTGCAGATTGTCCATCTACTCCTATTGCGTCTATAACGTTTGGAGACCCTACTGAAATTGTTGCTGATTGACCTGTAGGCTCTACAGTAACATTTCCAATCATTGTTGTAGAGCCAACTGAAATTGTTGCTTCTTGACCTGTTGGAGTTACTGAAACATCTCCAACCATGGTAATTGAACCAACATTAGTTGTTGCAGATACTCCTGTTAATTCTATTGCTGAATCATTTGCTTGACCCCAAGCTTCTTCACCCCAACCATCATGGCCCCAACCTATTTCATTATATGCTTCTATTGATCCTAAAGAAGAAGTTAATGAAAGACCTGTAGGGAAAATGTCTATGTTAGAAAGTTCGCCATAGTTATTGTCTCCCCATGATTTACCACCCCAACCTTGTTGAGGGACACCCATGTTAGTTCCATCACCAACAGATGAAGTTAATCCAAATCCAGTTATACTTACTACAGGGTCATTACTTTCTCCATATGGTCCATCATTCCAAGTATTTCTACCCCAACCAGCTGATTGATAAGATAATAATCCGTCTGCATTTAAAGATGTTGTTAATCCAAATCCTGTAAGAATTGCTGAGTTATCATTAACTTGTCCCCACTCTCCTGTACTCCATGTTTGACCACCAAATCCAGTTTGAGGAACACCCATATTCGTTCCATCACCCACAGATGAAGTTAATCCAAGACCAGAAACAGAAATAGTTGTTCCATCTTGCTGACCCCAACTATTTTGGTTCCAGGGTAAAACACCCCATGTATTTGAATCTACTGTGTTTGCTTGGCCACCCATTCCAGAGTGATATTGACAGTAATAATATAAAGTTGGTGCAGATGCAGCCACTGTAATTTGAACATATGCTCCGCTTTGTCCAGTGGTTCCACTTGTGGTAACCCCAGTGGTATATTCACTACCTCCACCGTGTGTTCCATCTGATGTTGTTGAAAGTTTAAAAGGGTGTGCTCCCATCGAGCTGTCGGAAACATCAAACCTATATGTAAAACCCTCTGCTAAACTTATTGTGGGTTGTTGAACTCCATCAATAAAATATTTATTGCCGGAACCGGTAGAAACTACCGTTACTGTAAAGGTTCGAGTAACGGACATCCCGCGTTACTCCTTTACGCTATACGAACAATGGCGTTTGATGCGTCTGCTGTTGGAAACTGAATTGTAAAAGTTCCACTTGTTACAGTTTTGTCTGATCCAAAATCAATTACACAAACTGCAGGATCACCTGTAGCTGAATCGTTGAATATCATACAACCTCTTGCTGTGAAAGAAGCAGATGTAAAACTTGTATCTGCAAAATCACAAACTGCAGTTGTACTGTCAGCAACCGGTGTAACACTTGTAAGTGCGTTTCCTTTTGCTGTGTATCCAGATCCCGATACTTCATTTGATGTTGTGTACGCTGTAGTCGCAGCCCCTAATGAAGCTGAACTTGTGTACAGAGCTAAGTTGAAAGTGTTTCCAGAAGATGCCGTAAAGTCATGCACTCCTTTTAAAATTTCTACTTTGAAACTTGTACAAATTGCCGATGTTATTGCCATAATTTATTCTCCTAATTACGGTGACGGAGAAGGGACTGGTATACGAACAGTACCGTCAGTATAATCGTCTCTTTTACGTCTACCAAGTTGCTCTGCAGCAAACTTCTGTACCTCTTGTTTATACTTATTTTCATATAGTGTCAACATATCTATTGGACCTTTTAAATATCCATAAGCCTCTACCAAGCAGGCATATAATAAACCATTTGGAAAATACTGGCTAACATATGTTGTTGTATTTGAACTAGAAAGCCCGTCTGGGATAGCTTCATAATGGATCTTAAACTTGTATGTAGTGTCTGGGGCAGGAGCAAACATTATCCTTCCTGACGTAGTGTCAGTGGTGCCAGTAGCTCCTCCAAACATAGCATAGTATTTAGGTTTTCCAGTAGATGTTTCCGCAGGAATATATTCCTGTAAATAGGTTTCATCTTTTTTCTCTAAATAAGAGTTAGATCCAGTCGCTGCGGAAGTCGAGTCATATACCTGTATACCTTTTATAAAAAGGGTTTTAGCAGGTACATTTATTGTAGTCTGACCTGTAATTAAATTACCGATCTTTTGTTTTTTATATGCATCAAGTGGTATGTCTCTTAAAATTTTAAATTCTGCATCTTCAATAATTCTATTAACAATAGCAGCTGTTAAAACATTAGAATCTGTTTCAGTATAATTTCTAATATCTGTTACTAAATTATCGTAAGTAAATCCTGCCATTATGCTGATAGTGTAACTGGTCCTGCAGTTATACTGCCTCCTCCTATTTTAGTTGTAGCTGTGGCTGTCCCACTAGCTGTAAATGTATAATTATTAGCATCAACTTTAGTGATTGTAAATCCAGAAGAATTATTAATATCAGAGCTAGATATACCTAACTGACCCTCACCGTTTCTAAACCTAACTACATCACTTGTAGATCTGCCATGGTTTTCTTCAAATACACTCACAACCTGTGAACCATTTGTTATAGATAAAGGGTTTAATGTTAGTAATCTTGCAACAGCAGGCTCTGTTCTTGCAGGTCTTGCATTTAATAAACCTTGTGGATCAGCACCTTTTGGTTTTGGTTCTAACTGTGGATGTTTCTTTTCAAATTCTGAAATATGAACTCTTGAGCCATTCCACTCTATAACCATTTCTTTATAAGGAAATTCTTGTCCTGATCTATCGGATATAAATTTTGCATATTTACCTGATGCTAATGCCATTATGCCTCCGGATAATAAACTTTAGGACTAATATACGTACTAGATGGAGAACCATCTTCTGATAAGGCTCTTTGTAACTCATCTTCGTATAACATCTTCATTTGTTGTACCATTTGTGGTTTAAATTTTTGTGCTAAATAAAATGCTAAACCAGATGCCATGCATGGTACAAATCTATATGGAACATCTGCTGCATTTGTATAATCTCCTACATCCTGTATTCTTTTAACATAATAATAATTTATAAATTTTCCTGCTTCTGAAGAACCGGGTGTTAGATATAAAGTGATTGTAACTTTGTCGATAAGTCTTTGTACAAAATATTGAGTAGGTACACCTTCAGATGTTTTATTTGATAAAGCTTGGTATGCAGATCTTGCTATTTTAGTTAATGGTGTATCAACATTATTGTTTCTATAGCTAGCTTCTAATACATCATCAACACCATAAACAGCCGTTGCATCTGAAGTACCATCACCTGTTGATCTAAACATCGTATATGTTGCTTGACCATCAACTAATGTGATTGAATTATTTGCTACTTCCCAATAGTGAAGACCACGATTAGCCCACTCTTGAAACATAATATTAAGAGATCTTCT